TACGCCGTTGATAAGCTGGGCATTCTGATAGCCGAGCTGGCAAACCGAATTGTCCACGCCGTGGAAGCCGTTAGAAACCGCGCTGCCGAGCGTGTTGAAGCCGGTCAGCATACCGTTGTTCATGCTGTAAAAGCCGTTGCACAATCCGTCCTGAATGCCGAGAACGGAACGGGACAGGTTGTTGAAATTGAACTCGCTGCACAGGTCGGAGCGAGTAACTGCGCCCTGATAGCCTGCACCGTTCGAGCCGTTGCCGCCCCAGTTGCCCCAGCCGTTACCGCCGAAGATGAGCGCGATAATCAGAAACGCGAACCGTTACCGCCCCACATGCCGTCATTGCCGCCGCCGTTGTTATCAGATCCAAGAGCGTAGCCGGTTGCAAAATCGTTATCCATTTGAAAATCTCCTTTTCAGTTTATTTTGAACGGAGCCGCGCGAACTCCGAACATGACAAAATCACGTCGGTTTTTCGTCAAGACCCGTCAAAACTGAAAAGAAGTTATTTACTTGATCTTCATGCCGAATTGCTGTGCAAACTGATCGAGGTCGATTCCTCGCTCCTTTGCAATGTTCATCGCCATCTGCCGCAGCGCGTCCGGACTCTTGCCCTGCATACTCTGCATCAGCTGACCGACCATCGGATTATTGCCCGTCATCTGCTGCAAAAGCGCCGTCGGGTTTCCGCCGTGCTGCATCAGCTGCAAAACCTGCATCATATTCATCATGCCTCACTGCCTCCCAGCTTGTCGCACAAGGTGTTGAACCGTGCTTTCAGTTCGTCAAACTCGCTTCTCGGAACGAACTTTGACAAATCCGTTTCCGAGGGTTTATTTGTTTCCTGCATCTGCACCCGGCTGTATGCCGCGAAATCCGCGCAGCCGGTTTGAAGGTTGAGCTGCTTTGTGTAGATATAGCCGTGCGCCGTGTCCGGCATGATGGTTAAAGCGCCCGAGAAATCGGTCTGAACCGCTCTTGCCTCCTCGACGCTTGCCACTGGACGCACAATATGTTGTGGGTACTGTGGCATCTGCACATTCTGTTGTGAATATTGCTGTGGATACTGTGGATAACCGTAAGCCATTATCCGTGCACCTCCGTTTCGTGGAGGGAGCGCTCCTTGTAGGCAAGGTACTCGTCGAGATACTTTGTGTTCCCCGCCTCGCGGTAGTCCTCAGCAATGCGCCGCGCACACTGCTTGTCGTAGCCGATACGTTCCAGTCTTTGTTCGTAGCTCATGCTTTATCGCCCCTCTCTATGCGTCTATTATAGCGCATCGGAAGCGCGAAAACCTATCACAAAACTTTCAGTATTTTCCGTTTGATGTTTCGCAGGCGCCGGTAAACCGTTGCCTCGCTCATATGCAGCGTGTCAGCAATCTGAATAACAGAACGCGCCGTAACTCGTAGATCGAATACGGCGCGTTCCTCGTCTGTAAAATTGCACTCACTCCGGAAGTATTCCACCTCCGGCCTTGTAAATTCCGTTAATTTCATGCGGTATCCCCTCGTTATGGTGTCACCGCATATCTTTCCCCTCGTTTTTTCTCTTAGCCGTACAGGTGCGCTCTGTCGTTAATCACCAGAATGCGCATCAGGCTTTCGGTAAGCGCAAGGTTGCCGTTCTCGTCACCCTGCAGAAAGCCCTTGTTTACGAGCTTCTGCACGGTCTCCTGTGCCCACTGCGGGCAATCCTTCGGCCTGTTGTAAACCTTCTCCGCCGCGCTCCTGATCTCTTGCTTTGCGATTGCGCGGGTCTGTGCTTCCGTCATATCTTCAACTTCTTTCTCTGTCAGCATATTCTTGAACTTTTCCCACAGCTGCGGATTTCTCACCCACGGTTCCGGGCAATCCTTGCCGGTCACGTCGTAGTGCCGTACAACACGGTCAGCAGGCACATTGTACCGCCCCATGAGATACTTTACGAGCTCGACCGCCCTGTCGACCGTTGCCGCCGTGATGGTGTATCTGCCGTTCACGATGTCCGAGCACATTTCCACGCCGATACTGTTGCGGTTCATGCAGATGCCGCGCAGCGGATGATGGCCGCTCTCGAGCGCACCGCCGCAGTGCCACGCCGTGTCATCATCGCGGACAGACTGCACAATGCTTTTCTCGTCGACAAAGTAGTGCGCACTTGCGCTCAGATTGTCGTTCTGAAAGTACCGTCCGTTGTTCGCCGCCGTGTCGCCGTTGTTCGCCGTGTAGTGCATGACGATATAGCGAATGCCGTTTCCGCCGCGACCCGAACGGTAGTTGCTCGGGTCACAGGGGATGTAATCAATCTTCATGGCTGTCCTTCCTCGGTGCATCATAGGTCAGCGCCTTCTCGCTGTCCGAAAGACCGGCCGTCGTCGGGTCAATAAAGACCGACAGCACCGCAAGGCACATGGTAACAAGCTGTACAGGATTAGAAAGCACCGCCTTGATGCCCTCCCACACAGCCGCCCAGCTCGTAAAAGTCTGCGGGTCAACGCCGATGGCGGTGATAGCTACCGACACAACGCCCACCCAGAACCAAGGATTACGCACTCGTACTTTGATGTTCATGTTCATAAATATGCTCCTTTTCCAAGTCCTCGATGCGATGATTCGCAACACGGATTCGCTCGTCAAGCACAGTAACATCCTGTTGCAACTTGTACGTTTTTTCAACAAGGTTATTGTGCTTCTCGACTTTCTTTTCTAATTGCTCAATGCGGTAGTTGGAAAGATTGCTGCTCAGCGCAATGCCGCCCAGCGTTCCCACCAAAGTACCGACCAGCGACAGCGCCGCCGTAATAACCTCAGCGGGCATACCCCACCTGCTTTCTGTTGTACTTCTGCGTGAGATACAGCTCTGTAATCCTGTATTTGCGCACCGCCTCGCGGATTTCTGCAAAGTCCTCACGCTGTCTGATTTGCCACGGAAAAACCTCGTCGACGATCATGTTCGGTGCAGCGGTGTTTTCTGCGCCCTTCACTTTACGCCTCCTTGGTACCGCCAAACTCAGCAGGCACAAGTTCCGGCATGCCGCATTCCTCTACGAGGATTTCCGCTACCTGCTGTTTGAGCTTGTTCGGCACCTGCTCAAAAGTGCACCTGCCGATAATAATGCGATTTGCGAATAAAGTTGCCATCATTTGTATCATTCCTTTCATAAATATGTAGCTTGAATATGTTCGTACTTCTTGCTGGGCTTTCTTTTTCCGGAGAGCCAGTCAGATAGTGTTTTACGACACACCCCGTAAAACTTTGCGCATTCAGATACAGTATCAAAAACGCCATCAACAGTTTTTACATTCCTACAGCGTCTTCTTCTCGCTGCTGTTTGTTTTTCTGTAAAGCCTGTATGCTTTCCGCGGTTCCACGGAACGTAACCGTTCTTTGCCTCTGACATCTTCCGGCGCGTTTCATCTGAAAATTTGGCTCCCTTCATTCGTTCAGAACGGGCTTTCCGTTCTACCTCGTCGACTGTAAAGCCAGTAACGCCGCCGCCTCCATGCGATAGATTATAGCCTTTGGAACGGTCAGTGGAGTTAAACACTCTTATAAGGTTTTGCTCAATCCGATTTGCTCTTTCCTGAGAAATGCCAGAAAGCACAATGTGGTGTGAAAAATTCTCCCATCCATACTTCATAATAGCGTTTGCGAATGGAGTTTTCTTCGCGTAACCAGTTAAATAACCTTTTCCGTTTCTCCAACGATTTTCGGGCTTTTGACTGGTTATTCCGATATAAACTTTACCGTTTGTGCTATTTTCATGGACATAGACCGTGTAGGCCTTGATTAACTTACGCATAGACGATTTCTGCCATTTCAGCAATGCAGTCCTCGTAAAAAGATTGCTGATCGGCAAGAGCGGAAATCTGCTGCTTGAGCTTAGCGTTCTCGCTTTCCAGTTCTGCGTTGGTTTTCGGGATAACCGGCTTCGGCAGCTTCGCCTTATCCGCCTCGATTTCCTCGGCAGTGCGCTCTACCACCTTGCCGTCTACGAGCTTATAGCGCAGAACCGCGCCGTCGTATAACGGCTTTGCGCAATAGTGGCTTTGCGCGAGCGAAAATTTATCTCCATAGCCTTCATCAATTTTTATCCAACCGGCGAGATCTGCCGGGAGGGAATACTCTCCCTCAAGCCGCAGCACACGACCGGTCTCGTCCGTCTGGACGTAAACACGCGATTTTGGTGTTTGCATGGTGTCACCTCCTTTTATAGGTCGGCGGAGATGTCAATGTAGGAGTCTGCCCCACATTGCAGCGAATACGGAATCTGTGACAAGGTTTCACCCGAATTGATTAGTTCGCAAATATACATTATAATGCGGGTGGTCGATGCATCTTGGTTTTTGAACTTAACGTTGTGAAAGTTGGGAACCGTAAACAGACTCCCGTTGAAAGATAACGAGGGTATGGTTCGCATTTCAACCGGGAGAGGTAGCCAGCCGTTGATATTTCCATCGCGATAAATTCCGATTCCAGCCGGAGAGTTGCCGCCCGGACCAACACGCACGAAATACCTCTGGCACCTCCTCAACTGCTCCCCGAAATCAGGGATTTCGTTCAGCACCCACTTTTCGTTTTCCTTGTGCGCAAGGGTTTGCGTGTCGCCCAGTTCGAGCTTGATGGCGATGATGATAGCGGAGTTATCTGTTGAACCAGTAAAACCGAAATTAACTTTATTCGATTTGTCAGTCGAAAACGTAACGCTGAGAATACCGCTTGCATCTTTGCTTTCTGTTTGGGCGAGGTCGCCATCTGTGCGATTTCCGATAAGCAGGCGTAGCGGATCAGAACCCGTTCTATCTTTGTAAAGTAGAGACAGCGTATATGTTGCATTCGGTAAAGTGGTTTCGAAGTATTGCTGCACATCCCATCTGCTGCCAATTTTTATACCACCGTCAACAATGCTAAGCGTCGTCTCGTATTGTATCCACCATCGGTCAATCGCGTATGTAGCGTTCCCCGTATACTCCGTCTGCCCTCTCTGGTTCACGGGTCTCCCGAAGTACCAGTTGTCGAGCAAATTCGGATTTGTGCGGTATTTGACGGCGCCAGAAATCGGAGTGGAGTCCGTACTGGAGACCGCGATATTCTCGCCCGTTAGCGTGCGGTCAGCAGAGAGGTCAAGGTTATTGATCTTGCGGGTCTTGGGGACAACCTCTTCTGCAAGCGCGAAGCCATTCATCTGTGCAAGCGCCGCATTAAACTGCGTTTCCGTGCCCTGGTAGCCGCCGTCGAGTGCCGCGTCATACGCATTTTTGCCGTCGTTGCCGGGAACGCCCTGGATGCCCTGCACACCCTGAATGCCCTGCGGACCGGTGGGACCCTGAATGCCCTGCACGCCCTGCGGACCTACCGGACCTTCCACCTTGCCGACGCTCACCCAGTCGAGCGCGTTCTCGCTCCAGATGTAGCACTCGCGGTTCTCCTCGACCTGATACATCTTGTCGTTGCCGTTCGGGATAGCGTTTCGCAGTGCGGCGAGGGTGCTGTAAACGTCCTCAATGTATAACGCCTTGCCGTCCTTGCCGTCTGCGCCCTTTTCGCCCTGTGCGCCCTGCGGACCCTGTGCGCCCTGTGCGCCGCGAATGCCCTGTGCGCCCTGCTCACCCTGAATGCCCTGCGGACCTCTCGGGCCGATCTCGCCCTGCGGACCGCGTTCACCTCTAAGACCCTGCTCACCTCTTTCGCCCTGGTCTCCCTGGTCTCCCTTGTTGCCCTGCGGACCGCGAACGCCGTGCACGACCGTTACGCCGTTTACGTCCTCAACTGAGCCCTCGGCGAACTGCATCCTGCTCCTCTGCGGCAGCACATTGCCGCCTGCGTCGAGGATAACGTGACCCGAGCTTGCCGTTGCAAGCCACGTCGAGCCGTCAAGGCTGTATTCGATTGCCCCGTCGCTGTTCAGCCGCATCCAGACGAGTGAGCCGTCATTGCACTTGATGCTGATCTCGTCGTTCGCGCTCAGTGCGTTTACAGCGTCGATGGTCTCGTTGATCTTGTCTCTCAGCAGCCGCGGCAGCTTGTCGAACACCGCCTTGTTTTCCGCAGCCGTGCCGGTCAGCGTGTCCGCCGTGGAAACAACGCCTGTCGAGCTCACCGCGCTGTCTGAAATCTTTTCGATTGCCATTTCATCACCTCACCATAGTTCCGATGGTGTATCTCTTGATAATGCCGAACACGCCGAACGCCTCGTTCAGTGCGTTGTTCTGCATGATAAGCTGCAAGGTCTTGTACTTCTTGACCTTGCTGTTGAACGGAAGCACCTGCGGCGCGTCGTTCGTGTTGAACGTGAAGCGGCTGAAATCAATATCTTCCCAGTTGAAAATATCCGCGATACCCTCGCGTATCTGCCGGCCGAAGTCGCGTTCTGTACGGGCGAACACCTTGACCGAGGAACGGGTGTAAGGCTTCATCATAACGCCAGAGCCGCGCTTTACCATGGTCTTGTACGTCATAAAATCGCCGTCGTCGTCCGCCTTGGTGTGCCACTCTGCGGAAATTGCCGTACCGCCGGTAATTCTGCCGTCCTCACCGAGCGTACCGCCGTCAGAATAAGCCTGCATCGCGTCAATATCCGTGTTCAGCTTGCAGATTTTGCCGTCGCTCGTTCCGAAATACAGGCTTCCCCTGCTTTCCATCATGCGTACCGCCGGGAAGTTGTCCCAGTAGTAGCACTCGTACACGTAATCGCCGTAGGACTGCGGCTTGTACGCTACGTTCTGGTTGGTGTCGAGCACATAGGCATGGTTGTTCACAGACAGCACATAGTAGCCGTTCCAGACTACCGCGCAGGCGTTTTCCAGATGATCTTCCTTGGTCAGCGCCGCATCCACGTAGTAGGAGCGGTTTCTTGCCACCTGCAAGGCCGTGATGTTGCTGCTCGTCAGCGCGAACACGCCCGTTCGGCTGAGGAATACCGGCTCTTCCGGCAGATACGCGAATGCGTGCTTTGCCACTGCACCGGCACCGGCTGCGGCTCTGCGTACCGGAAACTGCACCTTGTTCGTCGTGCTGTCGATGTTATACCCTCGGAAATAGATCGTGGTCTCGCTGCGGTCATCCGACTTGACGATTGCCTGACTGTCCGAGATTGCCGTATAGCCGACGATTGCCGCGCCGTCTGCGCCCACCTTGGTATAGGAGAGGTCGGAAAAGTACAGCGGATTGTTGCTTTCGCACCGCCAGTCCTTGTCCTGCTCGTCGGGATTGCCTGCAAGGAACACCCTGTCCTGCGACTTGCCGCCGTAGATTGCGGCAATGGTGCACTTTTTGATCTTCTCGGCGTAACCGTCCACGTGCTTTACAAACGTGATCGACACGTTGTCCTTGCCGGTAATATCCGGTTTCGGCGGCGCACTGGTAAACGTCACCTGTCCCTTACTCCCGTTCAGGCTGTAGCGGCTTGCGTCCCAGACCGCATTATTCACCTTGACCTCTGAAATGCTCTGTACGTCCGTGGTATCGAGCTGATACACGGTAGCCGAGCCGTCCGCGCAGAACTCGTTCTTGCGCTTGTCGCTCAGAAGATTTACATCCTCGAAGCTCGTGCCGCCGCCTGTCGGCGTGTTGGCAATGGTGGTAGTCGGAACGTAAGCGTCCGCTGTCGCGTCCTTGGCGGTCTCGCCGTCGAACACAAGGTATTCGCCGCCCGTCAGCACGTACATTTTGTCGTTCAGCGTAAACGACGTGCCCTGCTTGTTCGTCAGCCCGCTTTTCAGCTCTGTTAAGGCGCTTTCCGTCCACTTGTACAGCCTCGTGCCGCCATGCACCAGGAAGTATTCCCTGCCCTTGATAATGCCGCGATACAGACCGTTTACCGGCTTTTCGACATTCAGCAGCACGCGCCATCCCTTGCGCTTTTCGGGGAAGCCGCCGCTGTCCGAAATCAGGTTTACCGTGCCGGAAGCGCCGCGCGTACTGTCAACCTGTGTAGGATTGCTCGACAGATCCACGCCCTTGAACTTGGAATACTCGGTTTTGTACCTTTTCGGGGAATCGGGAATCTTGTATGTTGCCATTTACACCCACCCCGTAACCGAGCGCCACGCGCCGCCGCTTGCGGTCTGCTGTCTCCTGCTCGCAAGCATCTGCTTGACGTTCTCGTATTCGTTCAGATACTGCGTCGCCATGGAAATATCATCTTCCTTGAACACCTCCGCCGCGATATACAGCGGAATTGCCCGCTGTGCTTCCTCCGGCAGAGAAAACGTCGTGTCACCCGGCGTGCTCTCGTCGATGTTCTCCGGGTATGCCTCGTACCAGATCACAAGTGTCCCGACGTACTCCGCCGGGACAAACAGCGTGTCCATGCCGTCAAACTGATAGTCGTTCACGCGCATAAACGTGTTGTTCGCGCCCATGATCGTCAGTCTGTCCGGGCAGAACCGCATGAAATCCGGTGCAAGCTCGCGGATATGAAACAGCCGATAGCCTTCCGCGTCATCGTCCGGAAGCTCGACTTCCACGGATTTGTAAATCGGCATGACCTCGGCAAGGTCTACCATTGCAAACCATGCCGCGTGCGGCATTGCCCGCACATAGTCCGCCACATCAGGAGAAGTCAGCGAAACCTCTGTGCCGTAGTTCAGGCGTGAGAAAATCTTATCGAGTGCAGCCTTTTGCATCTGCTCCCACGTCATAAAATCACTCCTTAAAAGGGAAAGGAGGGGTTGCCCCCTCCCCTCTGTTTACAGCAGCGCAGTGCCGTTCGTCATCGCGTCGCCCACGATGGAGATTGCGCGCCAGTCGTTGAAGCCCGCACCGAAACGTGCGCGGCCGGACCAGTAGTTCGCATCGGTGTTCTCGTCCACAGAGGAACGGACAGTCAGCGATACGCGGTCGAGCCACGGCAGGCACATAGCGTCCTTGTTGTAGTCGCTGTCGAGCAGCATGAAATACTCCTTGCCGCCGATGGTCTTAGGCAGATAGTTCCATACCAGAACGTTCCACAGACCGAGCTGGAAGTTGAAAGCGTTGTTGTTGGTGTTCGGGTCGAGTTCCGAGCCGATCGCCGCGAACAGCGCACGCTTGAGCTTGCCGCTGTTCGGGATGATGATGGTATCCGGCTTGATGTTCAGCAGGTTGCCGTCGTCGTCGCGGATGTCCTGCATCTGCTCCTGTGCCGCGTCCAGAATTTCGGTGTACTTGTCCGTGCCGGCCGTGTACTTGAAGCGGTTACTCTGGTTCTTGTAACCCTTGGTAGCCGAGCCGTGCGCGTTGGAGAACAGGGAAACGCCGTCTGCGGAGGTGGTGTCGTACTTCTTGCCGCCGAAGGTGATCGAAGTGCCGACGCCGCCTGCGATCATGTCCGCCGCGTACTTCTCGCGGGTACGGTTGTACGAAGCGCCGAACTTGCGTGCACGGGATTCAGCCAGATTGAACTTGCTGTCCTCGATCAGCTCGCGGGTGACCTCAAAGCGGCTCTTCCAGGTGGTCGGCTCGATGATCTTGCTGTAGCCCTCCTGTACAGAGGTCAGCGGATATGCGCCGTTCTCGCCGACGTCCTGAAAATCACCGAGCGCAGTTGCAGAGGTGTACTTCTCTGCGTAGTTGGGGGTGGTATCCATATAGAATACCTTGTCGATCATGCTCTGCTCCTGAAAGCTCTCTACGCGGTCTGCGATAATTGCCTTGATGGGAGCCTGCGATTTGCCGAAGAAGGAATCCGCAACGCCGGAGCCTTCAGAAAAAGTAATGCCTGCCATAAATTATCTTGTCTCCTCTCTTTTTTAGGCGGCAACCGCTGCCGGCTCAACGAACACACCGGTAACGGTCGAGTTGGTGGTAGCGCCGTCGGTGGTCAGCACCTTAAAAACGCCCTTGGTAGCGGTTGCGGTAACGGTCAGCGCATCAGCCGCCAGAGTGACAGCCGAGCCGACGACGGTCTGCGCAACGGTTGCGGTCGAAGTAGTCTCAAACACAATGTTGTCGTTCACCTCGATAGCCGGGTAATTGCCGTCCTCGCGCTTGGGACCCATGATAATGTGAGTCGGCTTGACGGAAGCGGTGCCCTTTGCCAGGGCGCCGGAAGTCAGAGTAGCCGCCATGCCGAGGGTCAGACCGTCCGCGCCGGGAAGGTAAACGAACGGGGACACATCAGCAACGCGGCGATATGCGATCTTAAACATGAAAAAATCTCCTTTTACTTGTATTTTTTGAACTTTGCCACAAGCTGTGCGTGGGTAAGATTCGGAAATGCGTGCTTCATCATCTGCATTTCCTGCGGGTCGATTACGATATCGTCACCGCCCGCATTGCCTGCTGTGGTGGTCAGATGGCTCTTGCCGTTGACATTGTTCATCGCCTGCTGCTTTGCCGCCGCGGCCTTCTTGCCGGTGAGCGTATCAAAGTTTGCAAGGCGGAACGCATCAACGAGCGAATAGCCGCGGTTTACGTACTCGTTAAAAACGGGTGCGTTCGGGTGGTTTGCCAGTGCAGCAACGTCGGTGATGGACGGATCAAGGTGGGAAATCTCCTTGATTGCCTCGTTCATCTGCCGCTCGCCCTCCTCCATCTGCACACGGTCAAGCACTTCCTGCGCCTGCCGTACAGTGGGGTTGTTTGCGATCATCTGATCGAGCATAGACGGGTCGATTCCTGCCTGCTGCATCTGGTCGCGCTGATAGGCCTGCTGATACGCCTGCAAATCAGCTTCCGAGGTGATCGGCTTGTTGGTGTACGGGTCAAGCTGACCCTCGTACATCTGCCGTACCATCTCGTCCTTTGCCGCCTGGCGCTCCTGCTGAATGCGCTGGTTAAACTGCGCTTCCGCTCTGCGTCGTGCCGCGGCAAATCGTGCGTTATCTTCCGCACTCTGTACTCCCTCGGGTGCAGCTTCGGCGGTCTGCTGCTCGTTTTCGCCTGTCTCCTCGGGTCCGATGGACGCAGTTTCGGCGGTTTCCTGCTCGTTTACGCCTGCCTCGGTGGTTTCCACTTCGGTTTCCATAATTTCTTCCATTTGGTTGTTCCTTTCTGGATTTTCACGCTGTTCCGTGCGATTTTGGGCATAAAAAAACCGCCCTTTCGGACGGTCTTTCTTTACTTGCTGCCCTTGCTGCGCAGGTCGCCGCCGGTCTTAACGGTCGGCTTCTTGGTCTTGGTCTGCGCGTACAGCGCCTTGACCTCCATGCTGCCGGAGTTCTTCACCTTACCGGCCAGAGTTGCACACTTTGCCATGCTATTTCACCTCCTTTACTACCTGCTTATAGTTTGAACACTGCGGATTTTTGCAGATAAGCACGAGCTTACCGTCTACAGTGTCGGTCTTGGTGTCGATTTTACATACCGGACATACCATAACTGCCGCCTCCCTCCTGATAACTCGGCATTGTCTCCGGGCTGACGTAGCCGGACTGCGTAACATCGGGAATGCCGTCTGCACTTGTTGCCATCGGCTGCATCATTGCCTGCTGCTGTGCCATCATCTGCTGCTGCTGTTCCAGTCGTTCGGAAAGCTGCTGTTTTGCCTCGCTTGCCAGCGGGTAGTGCAGCCCCTCCATGATCGTCCAGAACGTCAGCAAACTCTGCATATCGGCCGGGTCGCCAAAGCAGCCGTTTTCGAGGTTCATTCTCGCCTCCTGCCAGAGGTTTTCACGGTTGCCCGCAAGCGGCGCGGTCTGGTCTACCGAGAACAAAAATTCATCGTTCCAGTACGGTTCCCCTGCCTCGTCCACCTTGAGAAAGTCCATCTTGTTAAACGTGCCGTACATCTGCGTGCCGTTGGTGTCCTTATATACCATCGGCCGCGGCTCGTCCGAGTACGCCAGCAGGAACTTAAACATAACCTCGAACAGGTCAGCATATGCGGCGTTCTTCATGACCTTGCGGCTTTCCAGTCGTCCGGCGGTCTGCGCCGCTGCAAACTGCTTTGCCGTGCCGCTCGTTGCCGTGCTGTCCTTGCGTCCCTGAAAGCTGTCCGTAATGCCGATCAGGTTGCGCATTGCCGTGTATGTGCTGTCCTCAAACGCCATATCGCGGGAAATATCCGGCTGCAAGGTGAGCACATCGAGCATTGCCTTTTCTTCCGGGCCCTCGATTTCAAGCACCTTGAAATTCTCGTCCGTGCGCCGTATCTGCTTGCCCCTCGGAAGTGTGATAACCGAGCCGCCGCCCAGCAGCTTTTGAGAAATTGCGCTGTCGAGCTTGTTAATCAGCATCTGCTGATCCCGTATCATGTCCACGTCAGAGGACCCGAGCAGCTTGCCGACAACGGACACATTGCGCCGCAGTACCACCGGATACACATCCGGCTTATAGTACGGTATCATGTCGTTTTCCTCGTGCTGTGTAACGGTTGGATTGCCCATCTCGTCAAGCTGCACTTTATCTACGATCTTGGTCATCGGGATACCGTTTTCGTCCGTCCGCGCGAAGTCCTTAACGGTTTTCTGTTCGCCGCTCTTACTGCCGCAGTACGGGCAGGTATCGCCCTGCATATCCGCGCCGCACTTGCTGCAAGTCTTAATGCGCCGCGCCTGATAATCTTCCATGTATTCGAGCAGTACGTCATTGCACCACGCCACGCGCCCGATACCGCCGTCAGCGTTGCGGAAGTATCCGATGTTCTCCGTAACGAGATCGTCCGCCGTGCCCTGCTCAAAGCCTCGTGCGTCCGGCTGTTCCTCGTCCTCGTCGGAAACGTCCTTTCCGTACTTCTTCTTGATGTACTCTTTGGACTGGGCAAGCTGAATGAAGAAGTAATCCATTTCTGGGATATTGTAAACGCCCGGCTGTGGGATGAACTGCTTGGGGTGAAGCAGCGTAACACTCAGCGCGCCGCGCGTCGTGTGCGTCCGCTTGGTGTTGTCCCATTCCACAAGGAACAAATCGCCGCCGTGCGTCGGCGTGGTTCGCTCATCCTGATCGTTCAGCCGCTCAAAGGGTAATCTGTCAAGCTCGTTTCGGATGTAATCCTCAATGGTCTTTGCGAGCTGCTCGTCCTCCTCGTGTCGCGGTGTAACCTTGGGCGTGGGAATATCGCTCGATACTTCCGCCTCGATGATTTCCGCAACCACGTTCCGCGCAACTACTGCGTCTTGCGTTTTCTGGTTCTTGCCGTGCACCTTGTCGATTTTGTGTGTTCCCCGGTAGATTTCTTCCCGCTCGACCATCAGATTAAGCTCGTCCTGATACCGGCTCCTCGCCTTGCTCAGCCTGTCCTG